TGCCCGTCACATCCACAAAGAACAAGGGTGTTCCGTTTGTTCCAATAATCTCACACGCGCCCCATGTTGGTTCCCAAGCACTGTTGCAGCCTGTGAACACAATCGGTGAGGTTACAGTCCCAACATTTATATCCCACGCAACGTCAATTGCGGGAGTTTCTGGACTACCACCATCGCGGCAAAAACACTCTTGACCAGCGACAACATTATCGGCAGCTTTTTGAATAGTTTGCCAAGCACTTAGCTTGGTCAAGCCATCATCGCCACCGGAGGCCGTTGGGTCATAGTATCTAGCGACTAATGCCATTTACGACCTCGTTGGGTTGACTGCGACTTTAAGAACGGTTGTTAGTCTTGCGTTGTTGTTAGCCTCGAAGGCTCCTGTTACGACTCTTAACAAGTCGATAACACCGTTCTCCATTTCACCATCAACGACATTTCTACCGTCAAGCTCCGCACCATCTTCAACAATATCACCAGCAACATTTGGGATCAACGCTCCAATATCCTGAGAGTCCCATACGTCGAGAATGGTTTTTGCTGAATAGTAGCTTTGCGCTAGAGTATCCGCTGAAGTGCGTATTTTCTTATTTGAAAAACTGATTGCCGTTGGGTCTGTGATTGCCATTTGTTGCTCCTATGATACCGTATTGGGCAAAGTGAAGACCTTGCCTGCGTTGGTTGATATGAATCGCATCAGTCCCAAATCCTATACTTAGAAATTAAAGCATCTTGAGTAGTGAATAACCCAAGCAGCTCATACTTAGATTTAACTGATTCATTCTTGATGTCATACAACTCTCTAAATCTACCCATCTCAATTTCCTTCAAATTATTACCTGAAGCATTCTGAGCAACAGACTGATAGGAATTATGAAGCATAGCGCAATGCATATTAGCATAGCTCTGTACATCTGCAGGGATAGTTACATAACCCCAAGTATATGTCACCTTGAGCATTCTCTGCCCAGTTTCAAGAGCAGTGTCAGTATTTATCCTAACAATACTAGCATCAGTATTAATCCAATATTGATAATCAGAAGCTGATAATGCATCTGTATTACTATCAGGATCAATAAGAACTTCTGATACCGCAATAACAGGAAATCTATCTAATACAAAGTCAAGGTTGCCATCATAATTAGTATAGAATTCATTCCTCTTCAATACATCAAAATACTGCTCTCTACTTTGTGCGCCATCATCCATATCATAACCGAGCATAGTTTCAATATGCGCATCAGTAATTCCAACTAAAACTGAAGACACATCATCAACACTTATGCCAGCAATGGCAGCAACGGTAGCATTTGTAACATATGACATATAGTATCCTTCGTTACTATATAATATAATATATGAGAGGTAGCTAGAATAGCGGATGACTACTGCAAGCTATATCTCATAAACCCTTCAACATTAACGGTAGGAGAGCAAGTAATCCTGAGATCAGCTCCTTGCTCTGTAGTAAACATATCATCATCATCAATATGATATTCAGCAGCAGCAGTAGAAGTACGCTCAAATACTGCCTGATCACCTATCATAATTCTAAGCGTAGTAATACCAGACACTCTAAGCTCAACCTCATGAAGGTGGATATAGGTCTGAGGAGCTATAGTATCGTCATTAGTAGACCCACGCTCTACTACGTCAATAGAAGACTGACCTGCCATACTGATATTAGCAATTCTCTTATTCAACGGGTTCTTATTAGACATACTCATAATTTACTCCCTTCAAGGGTAAATTTGTTAACAATAGCCTTAGTAATTGCAAAGCGCAATCTGTACGTTTCGCGGTTCTTGTTCTTGAAAGCTATAGTATCCCAATTTCTGAAACCCATGCTCTCATAGAACTCTCTCAGCTTCTCAATAGAGAGATCATCCAACTTGTCCCAAAGTCTGGACTTCATCTCTCTTTGTTTCTCGGTTACTTCATCTTCTACACTCTTGCCAGTAGAAGTTGATAAATCTAACCATACCCAAACTTGATTCTTAAATGGTATGTTAAGGATGCTGGTAACATCTCCACACATAAGAATAGGAATCTTGTGCATCTTAGCTTCTGTAAGACAATCATCACAAAGGAATCCATTACCTTGCTTTGATAGCTTTTTTGAGCATCTTGACTTAAGAGGGCGTTTGTTATTCTTAACCCTAATGCATTTGTATACGGTCTGAGATCTTTTGGGAGGCATTTACTTACTCCGATTTAATGATTTTGTGGACGTTCAACTTCTTTACCCATATTCTCTTTCTTTTTCACAGGAGAGTGGAGAATGTTATTATTGTTCTCAAGTCTCTCTTCAACTTCCATGTCCTTCTTTACGTCAAAGTACCCCTCTCTGAGAATTTTGGGTAGATATCCAACAAATGGTTTAGCAGTAGTCCCTTGAGGATGAGTAGAGTTAGTTGGCATTCCTTGTTCCCAATCAGAGAAGTTATCAGATACTCCAACTTCAATTCCTCTATTCTTGTAGTAATTTATCTTACCTCTGATTTGATCTTCATCTCTAGCATACCCTAGATGGTAACAAAGCTTCTCCATCAAGTTCATAGCCTTGTAGTTAGGAGCCTTAACTTCTTTGCCAGCTGCATCAAGATAGTAATTGAATCCAGTCTTCTTATCTACAGAATGACGGAAATCTTTATTCCATCTCCACATACGCGCTTGTGTGCGATCCCAAATGCCACCGCAAGCAACCATATCAAATCCCTTCCAAAATTCATGCTTAAGAATCTGAATGACAGTAAGATCAGGATCTTCCATAAAGAAACGCTTCATATACTCTACATCTGCTTCAATAAATATCTCATCAGCATCTACCTTGAGGTATAGATCAGTCTCTACCCTCTCAGCAATAGCATTCTGCATCTCATTCTTGTTCTTCCAAAATCTACCTTCAGGAGGATGTATTATTTCAATCTTCTGTTTATATTGATCACCAATACCATCCATAAAATGTAATATAGAACTAAGAGTATCATCAATAGAGTCATACATAGAACTATTCAGCTTACTTCTATCCTGAGATGCAATAAGCTCAGGATTATTCTTAGCATAATCCTCAACAGCTCCCTCTACAATAACAATCTTATCTACAGAATCATAAACAGACTTAAGAGACAACTCAATAGTATCTGCTCCATTAAGAACAATCATGCCAGCTGTAATAGAAAGATCAGCACTACCATAGAAAGCCTTCCTCAACTGCTTCTTTACGTGCGAAGGAAGAACGGGTACTGGGTTATCTAATTTGAAGAGCGCCTTACGTCCATTCAGCCCTGATCTCAGGCGTTTCTCCTTATCCTTTAGTAACTCCTCTACCTTAGCGGCAAGGGCGTTCTCATCGTTTATAAGGACGTATTCTAGTGCGTCACCGTATTCACCCCTAAGAACAGGGATATCATAAACTATAGCAGGTTTCCCACAATAGAGAGCTTCTGCTGGCGGGATTCCAAAGCCCTCGAAAACCGATGGAAAGATCATCAGCTTGGATCTCTTTATAATGTAGAACTTTTCTTCATCAGTAATGTTAGCATAGAAGCGAATCTTGACACCTACAGTCTCAGCATTCTTCTGCATTTTGATTCTAAGCTTAGAACTATGAGAGCCTACAAAATTAACTACTGGCCTTATTTCTTCGTCAATCTTAGAAATGGCAAATATAATCTCATTAGGATTTTTAAAGTCAACGTGTCTTCCTACAAAGACTACTTCATTCTGTTCTTCTGCTTCTACCATATCTGCAGCCCACGTATTAATTCCAGGCTGAATAAGATCATACTTGCCCTTAAACTTGACGGTCATAGTATCATCATCAAACCACTCTTTGGCATGATTTATAGATTCGTGAGATATAGAGAATAAGTGATGCGCGTGATTTGCAATTCCTCTCTTATATCCTGACCAATATCCTTCAGTAGCATCATCTCCATATCTATACTTCCTAACATAGTTAGGAGTTTCAAATACTCCTGCAAAGCAAGGTATGCCAAACTTCATAGAATAATTAAATCCAGCAGTAGCAAGAGGACTAGTTATGACTATGTCAAAATCATTATCTACAGCCTTCAACATCCACTTTGATTTACGGCAACGTTCCTCTACTACCCATTCAATTCTATCTGCTACATCTATGTATTGAAAGTCTTTTATGAAGAATGCTTTCTTATCTGAAATGATAGTAACCTTGTGACCCATTTCAGCTAACATATATGCTAAGTATACCAGATAATATCTACCACCACTATAGTGCTGAATATTATTCATAAACAGAGCAAAGTGTATCATTCTTCTTTTAGCAGGAATTAATTTGTATATATCATCAGCGGTATTGCCAGTAAGTTCAGGCAGTCTCATTAGAGGAGACTTATACAGGCTTATGAACTTATCAATTTCTAAAGGTGTTACATCATTAATATCTGATTCATGGATTTCAATAAGTAGCCTATCACCTTGATGCATTACGCAAGACTTCTTACCAAACTTCACAACGCTATTGCTAGGACGTACTACTGGCTTTGATCCTTCTTGCCCAGCTTCCTTACTTGGCATCATACGCCTACGAGCTGCTTGTCTAGGAGTGAGCCTACCAACCTTGCGGTTATTCTGTGCAGTCGGTTTCATCAATTTCTCCGTGCTCTAATTTGTAGAGAGTTCTGTTTATGTATCTGATTGTATCTATTTCATTTTCATTATAGTACTGCGACCAATAACCATCCCATGCTTCTGATGTCCAATCAAGGTTACTCTTTTCAGCATAGTCAGAATATTCAGAATAATTTGTTACATAAATGGCTGCAGCCTGACGCAAAGCATCTCTCTTTGCATTAGGCCCTGTATGAAAAGTACCGATGTCACCAAACTTCCAACCTTCTACACCATCTTTTGTACACCTCTTAAGCGGCATTTGCATACCTCCATTTAAAACCACCAGAATGTTTATATTTGCCACAGCAAGCTGATCTAATACTAATAGCATCTCCGTCTGTTGCTTTAGCAGCTTTACCAGCAGAACCATATTCTGCAATAAATTCATTATCCATAGCCAATTGATGAACTTTTTTAGGTGCAGTAGATTTACCAAATGACACACCAGGTTCTATTTCCTTTTGACTTCCTGATCCATCTAAATATCTCCACCTAAAACCCTTAGCAGTAATGGCCATACCTCTACAGCAAGAAGTTATAGCAGTACCATATACTCCAATTTGTCTTCCAGCTTCTCTAGCTGACCTATACCGATTTATTTCATTCCCTTCCATATCCATCTGGATAACTTCTTTAGATTGAGCCTTAGCAGCAATATCACAATTCCTATGTACATCTTTTCTATAATTATCTTCCCAAGTTACCAACCTTATATTATCTAGAGAATATCCCAAGGAATTATCTAATCTATCAAAAGATGGTCTCAACCATTTATCCCAATTAGAATCTCTCCATTTCCTCCACAATGCAATGAATTCTTGTTTATGATTGGCTTTAATCCATATTTTAAATTCTTGAAGAGTGTATCCTAATTTCTTATGAGGTTGCCTTTTAGCTGTACCAATTTGATCTGCATAAATACGTTTAGTTAAACCATTAAGAGTTCTATTCCTTTTCAAAGCAGTTTCACTATCACACTTAGTACAATTTCCATGCATTGTGCCTCTGTGTATCCTACTTGTAGCAAATTCGCTTTCGTCCTTATCCTGTTTGCAAGAATTACAAAATACTAAAGCCATAAAAAACCTCCAAAAGGATAATAGTTTGAACAAGAGCTATCTATAATATAATAAAAATTAGGGAGAGAACCTAGTAAATTCTCCCCCTAGCTCTTGTAAACTATCACTCCATATTACACTGCAAATTAGCTTAAGAAGCAGAGCCAGTCGTCAATCCATTAAACACAAGGACAGCGTCATCGTACTCGACCTCAAGCGCAACACGTTCAGAGATCGCCCAAACAATACTATCATTCTTGATAATAGCATCCTCAGCAAACTTCACCTTGCGGCGGTCACCAAGTACAACATTATCCCGATGAGTGGTTACACCGTATCCTTCAGGGATATAGTCTGTCTGAATAATCTTCCACTTATTAAACAGCTCACCAATCTCGCCGGTGAGGATGGTAGCCTTTGCACCATACTTGTCAACAGTCCGAAGGTCATCATCTGCAAGCATCTGATTGGCCGAATACGGATTGAGGAAAGTAATCAACTTAGGCTGCTGACGGCCAAACCTACCAAGGCGGTAGATTCCCTGACGGAAAACATCAACCGTGCAGTTACCGTTAACATCATAGTTCACACCGGATTCAATACCGATAGTGAGAATACCATCAAAGGCCAGCCGTGCATCACGGTTGAACCATACTCCATTATAAGCATCCGAGCCATCTGCTTCAGTAGCAGTAGTCTGCCCGTGATCAACATCACCAGTAAGGAATGCTTTCTCTTCACCTTCGCCCATACCGCGTGCAAAGAGCATACGGATCATAGAGCGCATATCAAGGACACCATCTTCAAAAGTTTCCTCGGAGATCTCAATCCAAGCAAACAGCTTCTTGGCTAGCAGCTCAATGTTACTTGCGCTGAAAGAGGTTTCCTGACCTTCAGTAGCTTCTGAAGGCTGGTAATAAACTTTTGTCCCAGTAAGCAGCTTCGGAATTGTCCGAACACGGCTATTCATGGGCTGGACCTTGAATACCTTACGGAAGTTGTTATACTCCGTTACAATATCAATAAATGTAGCAGCAAGAGGATCAGGAAGGAAAGGCTGGGCAATAGTACCGGATGATGCACGACCAAACGGTAAGTTACCAATTGTCACGGCCTTCTTCAGAGCCTGTGAAAGCTGTTTCAGATTCTTAACTTTCATGATTTTCTCCAAAAATACTTTCAGGTTATCGAATTAAGTGCGGGTGAGTGAATAAATATACCATTAAATTACCATCATTATTTCTCAGTAACTATCCCACGCTTAGCAAACTCATGCTGAAGCTTATCACCAAGATAGTTGTCAAGCTTCTGAATGCGCTGACGCTTGGCCATAGGAATCTCGTTGCCATTGTCATCATATGCTTCAACAGTTGTAACTTCAATATCAGAATCAGCTGACTTCTTCACCTTTTTCTCAGGTTTCTCGCCATCATCAGCATCTTCTTCAGAATCATCTTCCTCAGCATCTTCACCCATGTCTACATTACCAGACTTAGCCATCATACCAATAAGATCATCAATAGCATCTTCCTCAGCAGACTGGCCTTTAGGCTTAGACTTCTTAACAACCTTATCTCCAGTTTCCTTAACTGCATCAGCAATCATGGCCTTAAGAGACTTAGCTGTAATATTCTCAAGAGGCTTATCTTCGTCTTCCTCTTTCTTATCTGTCTTGTCAGTCTTGCCTTCCTTGATAGTATCAAGGATTGACTTCTTCATTTCTTCCATCTGCTCTTCAATAGTCTTAGGCTTTTCAATCTTAACGTGCTTAGAGATAAAATCAGAAAGCACATCAATTTTACTCTCAAGGCTCTTGACTGCTACGTTATCAGTCTCAGGCTTTTTCTCTTCAGTAGCGCCCATAGCTTTAGCGACGCCATCAGACAACATTTTCGCAATTTCTTCTGCTTTGAATTCCATTATGAATCCTCATTTGAACTATTAATTAAATCTGTAACTTTTGGTGCCACTTGTTCTATCAGTTCTTGAATAATCTTCAGTTTTGCTTCTTTAGAATCAACATTAATGGTCTTAGCTGTGCAATCGCTTGCAAGCTTCTCAACTATCGCATCAAGTTTTTCCTTCACATTAGCTAAATCTTCGATACTGTTTCTCAAATTAACGAAATCATCAACTTCCTTCTGGAGGCCAATAATCTGTAAGTGGTTAAGTAAATGATTGACTACTAGCGCAGGAGCCTTATTCTCCTTTGCCATATTGAATGCTTGGACAAGCCAAGATTTATGCAGATAAAGAATACCATCTTGAACATAATGGTGAAGGTAATCTTTATGGACTTTATCAGTAGCAAAATTAATAGGGAAGGCTTGGTCTGGGAATTCACCAGTTTTCTCAAGTTCAGGCTCAGACTTTAAGATAGAGGAGGAGTGTTTGAACTCTGTCTCAATTGTACGCGGTTTACCATCAGCCTCTGTCTTAGTAGACTTATCAACCAAAGACTTTACAATACCTTCTGCAAAAGTACTTTTGTTACAAGGTTGATCCGTAATAAGTACGTGAGAAAGATCTCCATCGTCTAGTACAACTACTTCCTTACCAAGTTTCTTATCCATTTCACGGAAAGTCTTTGTCACTCTACCGAAAATAGAGAAACCGAACGATATACCATCATCCATCTTCTGAGCAATTTTTTCAACATTAGGGTTGTGGTCAAAAGATTGAAGTCTACCTTCAATATCAAAACTTTCTTCTGTGCCGCCCTTATCAACAATGACGCCAACAGTACTATCTAAATCAGAAGCATAATGGCTCCCTACTTTAAGAGGTAGGCCAATAGCTTGCTTTTTCATTTTCTTGATAAAATTCTTAGATACTCTCTCAGTATCATAATCTACGTCAGTAGTTGACGCAGCACCGCTAACATATAGATGTTTGTCATCACCATCTTGCTTACCAAAAAATCTATCCTTACCTAAAGCATCTTTGGATATAATACGCATTGGGACAAAAGTACTAAATTCCATGTTTACGTTTTCCACTAGGATTCCTCCATTTTGGATGTAACTACTCAATATGTTTTCAATTCTTTGCTTGGCAACGTTACTCTTATATCGCCAAGTACCATCTTTCAAGTAACAATTTTTCTTTATATATTTCCACGTATCATCCTTATTGAACCTATTATTAATATAAGTTAAAACAAGAACCTTTCCTATCCCTGAGTCAAATTTTTTTCTTTCACCTATTTCCCAATAGTACCTACCATCCGATTTTCTAACCTTGGTATAACCTATTCCAGGCAATACTTCTCTGATTATTTTTTCTACTAATTCTTCTTCAGACAAATCTTTAAAGCAAGCAATTGCTTTGATCATAAGTAGAGATACGTCTTGAGTCTGTTCCCAAACACTTTTTAGGAAAGAGCTAAGTTTGCGCTTTCTTGTTCTCAAAAGTTCGCAATCATTCTTGTAAGCAAGATAATAACAATCAGCTATGTCCCTAAAGTTAGCATCTATAAATCTTGACCAATCATCTCCCTTCTTAAGATGATAGCGTGAGAATATCAGTTCTCCATCTAGTTCCATAAAACCATAGTTGGAAAACTTAGCGCCCTTTATCAAAGGGTATGTTATCTGCTCTTCAGTATATTGGGCCATTCTAACTCAAACTTTCTTACAACACTTCTCATACTGGTAGCACCCATATCAAAATACTTAGGCGTTGATTCAGACTTCTGAAGTATCTTTGATACTGCCGTAATAACTTCAGTAGTATCAATTTTCTCCAAACCAGTAGGAGGATTAAAGTTAGCTAACATATGCTCTATTTGAGCACTCTTACCATCCTTCTTATCTTTCTTATCTTTTTTATCTGGATCAACAGGATCTTTGCCCTCACCACCAACGTTGTTATCAACACCAGCGCTCATAGCGCTCTTACGGTTGGCTTCAATCCTAGACTCCTGAAACTCTCTGAGAGTACTTAGAGGAGAGAAGTTAAGCGGAACAAATGGTTCATTGCCCCATTCAACAGGAGGCATCTGTAATTCACCGCGCACTTGGTTGATAGTAATAACACCAGTGCGTAGAAAGATCTCCCATATATCTGCTTGACGCTTCTCGTCATCAATATCAAGATTAGCAGAAGTAAGATAAATGTCATCATAGTTAAAATTTTGGTCACCCCATATAAGAACAGAATTCATAGTATGAAGAAAAACCTTAACCAAAGGTATGATAGCATTCTTCTTATATTGCTCACCTTGTAGTTCTGAATTAAGCTTACCAGTAGTACCAGTGATAGCTCCTATAACCATAGGCTGCATACCATATACTGCCATGATACGAGAAAGTAGCATAGACTGCCATTCAGAGAATTCCATGTCCTTATTAGGAACAGTAAGTTGCTTTATCTCAACTTCACCTTTTTGAGTCCCCATAAATAGTGGCTTATGAGGTTGGCCTTTATGTTCCTGATAGTACCACTTCTTAGCTCTCTCTAGCGCTCCCTTGCCTTGACCAAATCCTAGGTTCTGAAACAAAAATGCCAGATTAGGTCTGGCATTATTCTCAAAGAATGAGATGTTATAATTCATAGCTTCTAAATCACCAAGAATAGAAGCAGCTATGGATTCTATTGGAGAGGTTCCATTTGAATATCCAGAACGTCTGTTCTTTATGAAATTCATGAAATCCTGTTTATTCCACCAAGCCTTCTCATTCCCCTCTCTTAGCTGAACGTATGCTTTTGCTTTAAGAACTCCATTCTTCTGAGCATTGACATAAAGTTCCTCACCAGTAACATTACTACGCAAAGCAAATGGTATCTTCTTACCATCTCTACGTTCGCCCCTAACTATTTCCATACCTCCATCATCATATACCATGATGTCGTGCATTACCTTTTTCTCAAGCGATTCAAAACTCTCATAGTCCTCATTAGGAATCATCATAAGATTCATAACAGATTCCATATGACGCTTAACTGTATCGCTATAGTCGTTAGACTTGGTATCAATTTTAGTAGAAAGTGGAATAGGGAATAACTCTGATTGAATAGCTCTCTCTTTAGTTGTATCAACAATAGCTCTTACCCAAGAATTAACTCTATATGCATCTGTCATAAATGATCTATCTACTCTGTAATCTTCTTCCTCCTCTACCATAGCAGAAGAAACAGAACGCTGAGAGAAATAGTCACTAGTCTTCAATTTTCCTTTAACAGCTTTAGATAGCGCCATATTTGAGGTAACAAACATAATTATTCCTCTTCATCTACAATTTTGTTAGGTTTACTAGCAATAGGGATATTGGCTTGAGCTATCAAACAAATACCGCACACCACAATTCCTGCACATGCTTTATATATCAAAATAGGGAGGTCATCATTTTTGCTTGAGGTAAACATAATGTATAGAATATAACTTAAACTTCCGAGAGTAAAAAGCATTAAAGCGTCAATAAAGATTACAAGCAATAATTCTTCAAAGTTCTGAATAATGCTGATATAGGTGCTTACAGAGAACACCATATGAAAAAACTTCTTAAATGGATTCCAAAATAATCTGCGCTTCTTTTGTTTCTCAGCTTCTT